CGACTGGACGGTCCCTACAGCTAAAGATACAGCATCCTCTCTTGGGAACACTTCTCTGGGTGCAGCCAGAAACATTCTAACCTTGGCACCTTTTGGAGTAAAAATTTCTTCATAACTTTTGGTAGCTCCTTGAGTGAAAGCTACATCTGTATCAGACAACTCAAGGTTACCAAACGAAGTACTTGCATTACCAGTGAAAGGGTCATTAAGAGTTCTTCTAAACTCTGGTAAACCACTTCCACCAATGACAGGTGAGTAACCTACGTTAGAAGGAGTATCAGATGGCTCTGTTACATAAAAACCATCTGAAAGATAGTACGTCTTTGCAGGAGATACATTTCTCTCGATTTCTACCAAAAGAACTCTTTCAGCATTTGGTTCTTGAAAATACTCTGCAATACTCATGTTTATTTTACTCCGTCTGCATATATTACTAATTCACCTTTTTTACTTCTAGCTTTAATCTGAGTTAAAGTTTCATCTATGATTGTTTTTCCATCTGAAGTAACAACTTTAATATTAATATCAGATTCATCAATCGCTGTTTTAATTGCTCTAAGTTCATTTACAACTTCAGCAAAACTACCTGAATTAACTGAACCAGTTTGAGTAGCATTAACATCAGCGGTATTTACAATACCTACTGTAGGTAAAGATGCTCCAGCATTTTGTGTTACAGAAGCAACAGGTGATCCTGTCAACAAAATACCCAACTGGTTTAGTGCTGAAACAGCAGTGCTTGAACTAACACCCAGTGCTTGTACAATTAAAGCATCTGCATTTTCGGATTGTAGTTTTAAAGCAATCAAAGACTGATCAATTTGATCTAACAAAGTCAAAGACTCTTGTTGGTAGTTCTCTGGAGCTAAAGCGTCTAGTTGATCTGCTACAGCGTTAGCTTGTCCCAGCACCAACTCTTTAATTCTCTGAAACTCAGGGCCGGAGGCATATATTTGAGCAGCTTTTTCAAGAAGAGGCCCAATAAGGTTGTTTACTTCCGAACCTATAGATGCTAAATCAGAACCAGTTGCCAATCTTGCACTTTCAGTCAATGAAGTAAATTGACTTTGTAATGTTTGTAATTGCTGCAAAGGAGATTGTTCAGTAAGTACTATACCAGAGATTGTACTTCTGATGTTACTTGCAGAACTCTTCATCAGTTCAGACAGAGCTTTTTGTTGCTCAAAATATCTTACAGTTTCTTCTCTTAAATCAGACAAAGAACCTACAGCATTTGTGCTTGCTTCACTAAATCTTAATATCTCAGAAGACAAATCAGTACTTGGATTAAAAGTACTGAACAAACCTTGAATTCTTTGAGAGATACTTGCAAAAGAACCAGTAGAAGAATTAATACCCAACACCTGATCTCTTGCTGCATTTACAGCTTCAGATTCAGCTAATATACCAGAAAACACATCTGAAAGATTATCTCTTAAAGACTCTAACTGATCCTTGACTGCTTTTGCAGATTCTTCGGCAAGTTGTTTTTGTTCCAGCACTGCTTTTTCTTGTTCTGCAATCAGGTCTTTTTCAGCTTCAGTTATTTCTCTAAAAGCCCCGGCTAATTGCAAAAGACCAATATACGCAACCTGACCTTCTGCTGTACTCAGATTCTGAGCTTCTACTAAACTTCTGAATTCATCTGTGGTTTTAGGTATGGTTACACCCAAAGATTTAAAGCTTTCATTCAGATTTTCTCGTTGCAAATCTAACTGTTCTTCTTGAGAGTAAATAACAGATATGTAGTCAGATTGTAATCTTGATAGATTTTCAATTCCACCACCTAGCGCAATGAAACTTTTTACTGTCTCTAAACTAGCACCAACTAGAGTGCTCAATACACCACCAAGTTTTTTAAACTCTACATTAACAGAGTTCAGCAATTGAGCGTCAGCTACAGCAGCGTTTAATTTCTCTATCGAATCAGTTAAAGGATTTACACCGACAAAAACAGCATCTATGTTATCTGCAAAATCTGATAACTTCAACAAAGCTACAGAAGCACGAGTAATCTGCTCTGTAATCTTTGCTTCGGTCATTTGAATTTCCCCGCGAAGGAACAATCCGTCACCACCGAACTGTTGAGATGTACTGTAAGCTAATCTACCGTTGACTGTTGCACCAAAACTGAAGTTTGGATTTTGACCTTGACGCCCCGTATTTCCACCTATTCCAATCAAAGGATTGAGTGAAGTACCACCAAGACTACTGATTAAACTTTCATAAGTCTGAAGAAGAGTTTCTTTTATTGGTTCGACTTGAGAAGGTGAAAGATTGCTTGCGGAGATTTTACCGCCTCCACCTAACTTACTACCTAAGAAACTTCCGATGGCTGCACCGATTGGTCCAGCAATAGCTCCACCAATATAAGTACCTAAAGCAGAACCTGCTGCGCTCTTAACATCTCCTTGAATTAGGTTTGCAATTGATCCAGCATACGGAGCAATGCTACTAAGACTATTACCTAATTGTAGCATACTCGCCGCTGTTTGACCAGACGCACCAGTGATACTAATCAAGTTTGAAGTAATGGTATTTGCATTCTTGAGAATAGAACTAAGTGCGGCACCTGTGCTTCCACCAACAGCACCAGCAGAAAGTGTTTGCAAAGAAGAACCGATTGCTGAAGTATTAAGTGAAGAACCATTAAAAAATCCTTGAGCTTGTTTACCTAAAGTCTGCAACGCAGGTTCAAGAATCAGCCTTACAGTTAAAGTTCTAAAATAATCTTTAATGCTCTTGCCTAGATTTTTAACCGCGTCGTTTCCACCTTTGAAGATTGCTTCACCAAAGATTTTACCTACATCATCGAATATCTTTTGAAATTCTTTTTTTAATTCGGCATTTTCTTCGGCTTGTGCTAAACGATTTTTTGCATCTTTTAGCTTTTCTAACTCAGAAATTTGTTTTCTGTATTCTTCTCTTTGTTGCTCCATACCAGCAAGACCTTCGAGATTTGCTAAATTACTTCTAATTGTAGCAATACTGTCGTTAATCTTTGCTTGCTCTAATAACAAAAGTTCTTCTTTATTTTTTCCTACTGCGAGGATTTGTTTTTCAATCTCAAAAACCTGATCTTCATAAGCTTTTGTTTGATTTTTACTTTCTTCAAAAACTTTATTTTGAGACTTAGCAAGTTCATTATACGCTTCAACCAGATCAATAGTTTCTTTATAATTTTTTGCCGTATTTAATCTTTGAAGTTCGGAACTGTATTCTTTAGCTGTTATAAGATTTTTTTGAAAAGCAGAGGTTAAGTCTGCTTCAGCTTTTTCAACATCAGATAATTGTGAAGTATAATCTTGATATTTTGAAAGAAGTTGACCAATTTGTTTAGACAATCTACTTAGAACTTTTTCCTCTTCTTTGTCTGCTTTAGAATTTTTCTTAGCTGATTCAACAGCTTTTCTTTGTTCTTCGGTTAGCTCCATTATCCCGAGTAGGTCATTTATAGCTTTAATCTCTATACCTACCCCTTCAATTGCTTCATTTCTTTTTTTAATATCTTTTTCTGTCTGAACCAGTTGAGCAGCTTTAATTATAAGCTTACCTCTCTCTAGTTCTAACAGATTTTTTTCTATTAAATAAAGACCTTCTGCTCCAACTTTTTGTTTTACATAAGCGTCAGTTAATTCTTTTGTTTTCTTTGTGTAAACCCCAGCAGCACCCGCAGCAGACCCATAGGTGATGCCGAAATTCTTGAGAAGTAACTCAGCTTTTTGAATTTCTTCTGATTCTTGTTTAGTTGCTTCAGTCAACTGGTCTGTCTTTTCTGTAGCTTCGTCTTTTGCAAAAATATAGTCAGACAACGCAACAGCAGCCGTTCCTAAAATAACAGCAATAGCACCGATACCTGTTGAAGCAAGAACACCTTTTATTGCCAATCCAAATCTAGCGGTGGCAGCGGCAGCGGTGTTAGCAGCAGCAGCGTGACCATTCAAAGCAATTGCACTCAAGAGAACAATGCCTCGGTATGTTGCCATTAAGGTTGTCCCTGTAACAACAGCCGTTTTAAGCACAGCATAAGCTACAGCACTGGCTCCCAGAACACTAACCAATGTGCCCATAGCACCAAGAAGGGATGATACAATCTCTTTATTATTGGAAATAACATCAGTAAAAGATTTTACGATTTCAGAAACTTGAAAAGTAGCATCCGCTAAAGATTTAGTAAACCCAGTTGCTTCATTAGTTCTATCTACCAACTCAGATAATCTAGTTCCAAGAATTTGGATAGACTGACCAAAAGTAAGATCAATACCTTTAGCTGTTTTTTCAAGTTGAGAGTTCATTATAATCATTGCTGCGGTAATGATCTCAGTGGTCAATTTACCATCAGCAGCAAGCTCTTTTAGAGAACCAGCAGCAACATTTGTTGCTCTAGAGAATGCTCTCAAGAATTCTGGAGCGGCTTCAGAGATTGATCGGAATTCGTCACCATTCAATCGACCGGCAGCCATTGCTTGTGAAAACTGCAAAATAGCTGAAGAAGTTTCTCGAACTGTAGCTCCTGAAATTAAAAGCGTTTTTTGAAATGAATCAATTACAGTAGTAGTTTGAGAAGTATTCAATCCTGCTGCACGAAGGGCAGGAGTTAATCTGTTAAACAAAGTTACTGTATCTGACAACGAAGCTCTGTTTTCAATGGAAGTGTCAATAAGGGTTTTGTATACTTTATCAAAATCTTGTGTTTCATCCATCGTTAGCTTCATTCTACTTTTCAACAAACTCATTGAGTCTGCTACGCGAATTGTAGCAATAGCGGCTTGAGTCAGAACAGAACCTAAACCTACAGCACCGACTACAGGGATGATCTGCCTTAGTATTCCGGAAAATGAAGAAAAAGAGGCTCCTGCTCTGTTTACAGAAGGACTCAGTGCGTCAATTTGTTTTCTAAGTTGAATAAACTGATTAATTTGTTCCTGTGTTGCTCCGTTGCTTTGTAGACGAACAACACCACGAGCAGTGGTACTAGACAGACCTTTGTTCATCAAGTCTGTCTGTCTTTGTAGGTTTGAAAGTTCTTTTTGAACTTTGTTTATCTCCAAAGCAGCTTTCTGGTTTGCCGGACCAAGAGAATCAATCGAGGCTCTCAATTGATTATTTAGGCGAATCTGTTCTACGATCTTTTTATTTTGAGAATCGATAAAAGAAATTCTAGCTGCACCACTTGCATTTAGTTCTTTTGCTTTTCTGGATAGTTCATCTTGAGCAGCAGCAAGCATTCTTGCTTCATTTTTAGACAATCCCGTAAACTTGGCAAGTAATTCTTGCTGCCTCGATAATAGAACTGTTTCTTTTTGAACAGATTTTAAAGTCTCACTAGATTTTCTAAAAGTATTAATTGTTTCTCTTTCTTCACCTTCGAGTTTTTTCAAAGTTTGGGAAAGATTTAATCCTTGCGCCTCAAGTCCTTTAGCAGCAAGGCGTACAGAATCGAAAGCTTGTTTTAAAAGCTTCTCTCCAGTTACATCAATTCGAATATTAACACCTGTGTCTAGCGACATAAGACGACCTCTTTATTTTTTACTTTTGTTTTGATTATTTTCTTGTGTCTGTTGTTTAGAATTAACTTCTAAAGCAACTCTGTCAAATCTTCTAATTAGATTTACTTCCCAAGGTTCAGGCTCTATGTTTTCCAATTGAAAAAAGAACCACATGTCTTGATTAGTTATGGGGTTTATACCAAACCCGTTTGATGTTCTTTGCGAGTTTAACTGAAGAAACCAATACCACACATGACTTAGTGGCTCTGGTATTGAACCCGTATCTAGTTCAGGAATGTATTTGTTTGACATTCTTTGAACAGATTCTAGGGTTTCTCTAAGAGTACTTCCATCTTTTTGTTTTTTACTTAACTCAAACTCTTTTCGGCAGTACTCTAAAGCTTCTTCAATCTCGCTTAAATAAAATTTGAAAGTTGATTGCTTTCACTCAATACTTGTTCACGAATCCATGCGTGTTCTCTCAGAACTCTACGAGCATTCTCTTCTGTAAACTCAAGTTTTTTACCGCCTTCTTCAAAACCTTTCCAAGAGATGATACGAACCAAAGCAGCTTCAATTGCCATGTCTTCAGCTTCATCTAGAGTAATTGGATCAAGGTCTTTACCTTTCTTTTTAGCAGTATGCTCTTTAAATTGCATCTCATTGAATTTACGACGACCGTAATTTTTTACTTTAGGTGATTCTGCACCACGTACAGTAATAAACGCTCCAGTTTTCTCTTGCACTTCTGGAATAATTACTTCAAACTCATATCCCAATTCAGCTTTTTCAGCGAAGTTATTTTTAGTGAGGTCAAAACCCATCTGTATTCTCCTTTTAATTTTAAACGAAAAAAGCCTCCGAACCAATCTGGTTAAGAAGCTAGTTAATATTCGCTGTGTAATATCACAGCATATAAGATATTATATCACTTTTGATTATCAAAGTCAATACTTTATATAAAATAAAGATAATAAAAAACCCCACTGGAGTTAACCAATGGGGTTGTAATAGTCAAAAGTATGACCACAATGTCGCATTTTAGTTTTTATTGATCTGTGCACATTTCTTCTGTCAGCTTTTGAATGACCAAGTGATTTGAGCCATTCTTCTGCTTCTCTTAAATTATTAAACACAATATCGTTTTCCAAACACACTATCTTAATTTTGGAGTTTGCTTTACTGAGGTTTTCTGCGTGCTTTTTACTTCTAAAAAGATTCTTATGACCTTCAGAAATATTTTTTCTAACTTCGGGACTAAGAACTTTACCTTTATTAATTTCTGATAATTTTCTTTTTGTTTCTTCTGAAAGTGTTTTTATCACACTTAGTGTACCTTCCCCACCGTCTGTCAAATTTGAAAGTACCCCAGTAGAGATGTCTTTTCTACCTAACTCAGATATTAATTTTCTTTCTAGTAGCAAAGCTTCTTTTCTATAATAGAAAAAACCAAGTATTTCAGCAGAAATTTGAAAACCTTGAGAGTGAATACTTCTAATTATATTCAGTCTCATGTTTGGTTTTTTAGATTTTTGTGAAAATGAAAAATGTTGACAAACTCTAAATTTAGTTCCCACGCCAACATAAAAAATATTCCCAAATTGATCATACAAACCATAAACATAGTTTGAATATTCTGATTTAGATTTTATAAATCTTCTAAGTTGTATTCTATTCATTTTGTAAAAACCGCCCGAAGGCGGTATATGTCTAAACTACAACAGCGCTGTCTTGCATTGCTAAAGTGGTTAAATCGAAGCTATTATCAGCAAAATTCAACAAAGCTTGGAAGCTATGGGTGGAAACAATACCAGTTTCTCCGTCATTTTTTGTGTCAGAATTAACTTTGATTCTTGGTAAAACAAAAGTCAAAAATTCTGCGTCTTTCAAATTAGAAGTTGTCAAACTAATTACCAAAGACACTTCAGTTTCGTTATTGAAAATATCTCTAAATGATCCGCCCACAAAGAAAGCTGTAAATTCACCATCTACCAGAATACGACCATCGAAAATCTCAGGATGGAAATTAGAGCCTACTACAGCCTCCATAGAGAGATTTCGGTTAACGTTTAGAGTTACACCAGTAACCAACGCTACTTTTTCACCACCAACGAGCAACGCACCATTTACAGCAGCAAAAATACCGTCTGTACCTTGAGGTGCAGGAGAAGTAAAATACTGCACTGTACCAGTTTGTTTCAAATCTTGACCCATGAAACCGAAGTCTACAGTGGTCAAACCAGAAGCTGGAAGGGACACTCCGATTGTATTGACTTTGTTACCAGTAAAGACTTCTGACTGGGTGATATCGTTATACCATTCTTCAAAAGTGTAAGAGTCAGATGTGTGACCAGTCAATGGAGCATAAGTTTTTGCACCAACTACTGTTACTGTACTAACAAGAGCAGCAGTTTCTTCAACAAGAGCAGTGTTATTCAAAACAATAACATCCAGATCCAATGCAGCTACAGCAGTTACCAAAAGGTTTTTAGATACGTTAGCTGGGTCAAGGTTTGCACCTGACAAACGAACAACGTCACCAACCTTGAAGCCTTCTGTTACGAAAGAACCAGAATCACGACTAACTACATATCCACCAAGTACGCTTGTAATATCTAGACTTACTGAGGCACTTACTACACCAGCAGTCCAGTTACGAGCCAGAGCAGATGCAAAGAAATCAGAATAAGATTTAGGAGACAATTCACCATTTAAAGTACCTTCCACTGAACGTACGCCGTGCCTAAAGTCTACCATCTGGTAGTCAGTACGAATCTCTTCTGACTGATATGTTTCCTTGTTTAGGTTAAAGTTACCAGTAACCCTGCGTAGAGATTTAGAGCCTGAAGCTCCGGGTAATTCACCGAAAGTTGTTTCTTTTTTATAAAATATACTCTTGCGAATACCTTCAGCAATGTTTGCCATTTTTTATTTCCTTAATTAAATTTGCAAATTTAAATTTCACCTAACCAACGTTTTAAGGTTTTAAAACGCTTGCAAAGTATTGAATTATTACAGGAACAACATACCTGTCATCAATGACTACACCTCTGTCAACAAAAGGTGTTCGTTCAATGATTATCTCTGTTTCATTTTCCAGCAGCGTATTACCTCTGAAAAAATAGTCTTTTATTTCTTGTGCTTTTTCTAAAGCCTTATCTGTTCCTTCTCTTGATGGATAAGATAGAAAAACTTGAAATTCACCAACTTCCCTGTAATAATTATCACCAATAGTAGGATTTTCGGTTCTAAAAGGTATTAATTGAAGTTTTTGATAGGCTTTTTTCTGAGTAGGTTTAACTGAGGGAGCATTTTCGTAAAAGGTATCTATTTCTGGACTAAGTGCAGTAACTGCTTTCTCAAAAGCCCTTCTTATGTTTTGTAATTCCAAGTTCATCTCCCAGAAAGTGCAGCATTAAAGATGCTTCTGTATTTACCTAAAGATCTGTAATTCTCCATTACAGCATCTATACTTCCTGCTGGAGTCTGTGGAGAGTATCCTTCACGGAGTTTACCTATGTACTTAACATTGTTAATGATGTAAATAGGAGAACCCAATTTGTACTCACCATCCATTCTTTCGAATGCCCTGATACCTGTCATCTGAGGATCTTTATCGTATTGTTGTACAACCCCTGTGACTCCATCTCTAAAAGTAACTCTCCAGTTACCTCTAGCCAAACCACCTTCAATTCTGTGACCTTCTATTTGTTGTCTTAGTGCGTAAAGTCTGTAGTATCTGCTGAAAGGATCTCTTTCTTCTGGGTTACCTAAAGGAGTAGCTTCAGAAAGACTTCTTACTGCATCAGTTACGTATTCTACAAGAACTTGCTCTATACCGTAGTTAATCTTTTTTTCAAAAACACCTAAGTCACGAAGTAATTCTCTGATGTTCATAGACACTCTAGCCATATTAACTCCTGACACATATCAGTCGCCAAAGACCTACAGCATTTTGAAGATTTATTTTAGATACCATCAGAACCTGATAATCAGTAGAATCTACATCATCTACAATTCTATCACCTACATCAGGAACAAAAGTTATACTTTTTCCAGCAATTAAGTAAACAGCAGAATCTTTACCAATCAAGTTTGGGTTTTGAGATTCAGAGTAAGATGTTTTAGTCCTATACGCC